GACATAATTGTGCAGCCGCGGGTACAGTTCGTTCATCAGGTGAATGTACCCGCGGCAATGCCGCATAAGTGCACCGGGGTACCGGTCGATCAGCGGTGTGCCGAGCATCCAGGGGCAACCGTCTCCCGAGATGATGGACAACGGCCCCACGCCGAACAGGTTAGCGAGCTGCCCGTCGGCTTCACCCGCCCACGCGTGGGTGGAAGACGCTAGCGAAACCTCAATCGTGCGCCGAATATCGGGCCCCGCGCCGGCTAGCATTTCCTCTCGATCTGCTTCGCGCAGGTTGTGGAGCAGCGTGTCGATGTCTTTCGCAACCGCTGGGCGAATCACAACGTCAACCACCGATCGCCACCTCCAGCGTCATGGACAGGATGGTGAGCGGCAGCGGATCCGATTGGCGTACACAAACCTCGCCGCCTCGGCTCCACTCGGGGTCGATGACGATCTCGATCTCATCGGTCTTGAGCATCGGCGGCGAGCCGTACGGCTCCGTAGTGCGCTGCCGGAATTCACGCAATCGATTCGTACTCGGGCCCACGAAAATGCCGGAGGACTGGTAGACCCGCATGCTCACCTTGTTGACGTTCTTCACCCGGCCTTGCCCCATCGCTTGCATCTCGAGGGCCAGCGGCAGAGTCTGGACGTCCGCCGTGATCGGTAACCCAACCTGCACCGTACTGGCTGCTTGTGCCAGGGTGATAGTACCGGCTGCCGACACGGTGAGGTTACGCACCACCGCGCCGTCCGCAAGGGCGTTGACCGTTTTGCCGATCAGGTGCCACAAGCCGCTGATCGTGGTGGTCGCTGTACTGTCATAGGTAGCGCCGCAATCAACAAAGAAAGCGTCTGCCTGATCAGTGAAAATACGAGTATGCAGTCTTTCGATGTACCGCACTGATCGGCTGTTGATAGTCCGCTGCACCACCGTATACAGCGCATCTTCGTTATTCTCTGCGACAACGGCCGCCGATTTGAACAGACCATCTGTGTCATGCCGATGCCAAGCAGATACCTGTTGCTCCGGGACGTAAGTCATCCCCAGCAACGTACCGTCGTCGCGCACTGCCCACAGAATCTGTTGGGGTGCACGCGAGTAGGCGAGGTCGACAATCGTATGGGTGTCGACCAGGTGCGGCGCCAGTAACGAGGAATCCGCCGACTTGTAGCTGTTGTTTTCCCAGGAGTAGGTCAGTTCCCGGATGTGCGATCCACGGGCAGCAACATAGAGACCGGAATTGCCGGTCACAATCGGCTGCACGTTGCTAGCCCCGATGTACGCCTGCGGTCGGATCGCGATAGTGGTCGGCGTGATCGGATCACTGCCGCTGCCCGACACGCGCCATTCTCCTCCTGAGGTCAGTAGCAGCAGGTCACCCAGGGGGATGATGTGGCGAATCTTGTTGACCTCGCGCGCCGCGATGGTCGCGGTGATGGAATCGTCCGCTCGGCTCGGCACCGAGTAGGTCATATTGCGCGACGTTGCGGTGCGGGTCATCCACAGGGTCTGAGGGCCGTTGTTCGAGTCTGCGAAGCAACGCCGTTGTTCGAAATAGCTGGCCGTGCTCGGGTAGTCATCAATTGCCGACATCGGGCTGTTGGTCTCGGGCGGCGTGGTGCTGGTGTCCGCGGTGATGTTGTCGTCCTTGAAGGACACCGTGGTGCTGCGCCCGATGTAGCCGAATAGACCGCCGCGCTTCTTGTAGATATTGTAGCGCACCGCCCCTGACACGGCGGTCCAGGTAAGTTTGTTGTACGCCCCTGACGTTGACAACGTGTTTTTCACCCCGGCGAGCGAGATCGAACCCCCGCTGGTGTAGGTGCCGTAGCTCGTCGTATCCAGGGGAGTACCGGTATCCTGATCCTTCAGCGTAAAGGTCGTGGTGGTCGGTACTGTATCGACTAAGTAGTAGTTACCGTTGAGCTGTGTCATGCCGCCCACGCCGGTTATGTACACCGGATCGTCCACTGCCAAGCCATGCGCTGTGCCAGTAGTGCCAACGCCGGGGTTTGCTTTGGTGAAACCTGTGATCGTTACCGTGCCACTAAGCGCATGAATAGACGCTAGGGATTCCTCCTGTGTGCTATCCGCTACCGCAGTCACTACGTATTCATACAGCGTATTCGTAGCGCCTCCCGAATGCGTTGCCGTCACATTCGTAGGAGCACTGGTGGATGGCACGAACGAGACAGTTGACAGCGTCCAGCTGACTGCAGCTAGGCGGGACAGCTCGCGGACCGCATAGCTAGGGTGCACGATCGTCATCACGTCTGCCGACTGCACGTAGTGGAGGTCGAACAGGTCGGCCTCCAGGTAGGGGGTCGTGACTTCATAAACCCGTGCCGCGGTGCCGCCCGAGGTGTACGCCCCATAGCTCGTCGTGTTGATGTTGGCGCCGGCAAGATCATTGAGTTGGAAGGTATTTGCCGTTACCCCAGCCACTTTCACAAAGCGGCCGTTGAGCTGCGTCATGCCGCCGATGCTAGACAAGTAAACCCAGTCACCGTTGCTGAACCCGTGCGCGTTACTGGTCACGACGCCCGGGTTGGCCTGCGTGATAGCGGTGATGTTCTTGCCGGTCTCCAGTAGCGTGCCGCCGTTGGTGTGGAAGCGGATGTACTGGTCGCCGAACTCCAGCACGTAAGTCTGCTGGGTGTTGAACGAGAACGGGATCAGCCGTGTTGCCTTGGCGCTGTACTTCACCTCGTTGATGTACTGGAAGCCGGTACGGTTGGCGACCGGCCCGTGCGGTAACACGATGAAGTTGCGACACGCGGCAAGCCCGGTCTGGTATTTGACCAGGTCCAGGCGTCCGAACAATTCCGGCGTGATCTCGCCGCCAGCGAAGGAGCGTAGTAGCGTGGCGAGGTTCATCGAGCGCTAATCCAAGGGGCTTGGTAGTTGGTGCGCGGGTCCGACTTGCGCGCGTTGGCGTCGGCGGGGGCCGCTAGGCCTAGTTCAGCCCGCGCCAATTGGTACATCCCTTGTTTGAGCTTCAGGTCTTTCACCACCGGGCCCGCCAGATAGGAAGCAAGCAAGTAGGATAGCGCTGTGGTGAACAGCGGGCTGAACTTGGTGGTATCCGTCACCAGCGCGGTGTACTGCACATACGCGTCTTCCTGGTTGGTCAGGATGGTGCGCGCGCCGGTGCTGTCCAGCTCCTCGACGAAAGGTTGCGAGTCGGTGTCATCGTCGACTGGCTCCGGCGGCAGCACCTTCAAGACCCGAGCGCAGTTGGATGGGCGGGCATAGCGGTACAGCCAGTTCGCAGGAGTGTCGGTCGTGAGCAGCGCCAGGGTGTCGCGCTTCGTCGCGAAGTTCCAAGCGTGCATTTCCAGTAACGCGTCGCGCGCTACTGGGTAGAACCGCGAGCAGTGGTCCGCCTGCGAGCTGCCGTCCGGGGGGCTGATCGCGGAGATGTTGGCACTGTCGCCGATATGGGCGAGCGCCAAGTTGCAGATGTCAACAACAGAGGCCATGGGCCGCGTCCTCCTGGATGTGCGAACGGGGGCGCAAGGCCCCCGTCCGTGACTGCTTCACGTGCTGCGCGCGTTATGCCAGGTCGTCAGGGGCTTCAGCGCCCGAGTCGTCGGCAGCTTCAGCCTTCAGCTTGCGGCTTTTGGGTTTCGCTTCGTCTTCCTTGACGCGCTCCATCCAAGATCCGACTGCCTTTTCGTCGGTCACTTCGAACTGATCGCCCACATCACGCAGCGTGCCGTAGTAGCCCGCGGCGGTGGCTCGTACGAGAATGCCCATCGCTCAGCTCCTATCAGCTCACGGAGAAGCCGGCTTGGTAGGCGGCCTGGCTGTGAACGTCCTTGGTGATGAACGCGGAGAACGCCCCGGCGGTCAGCGGGCCGGTAGCCACCGTGTAGCGCACGCCCAGGTACCGTTCGTAGGTCTGGCCGAGCGGCAGCGGGATCTTCGCCACCTGATAGCCCGCAACCAGCGTTGCCTTGCCGATTGCGGAGCTGACCCAATGCACCGTCGCCGAGGTCGCCAGGTCGGCAGTACTGTCCGACTCCAACGAGAAGGTGACGGTAGCGGCGCCGGACGCGGTCGCTGCGGTGTCGACCTGGATCACGAGGTAAGCCGGCTCGCCGGTACCCTCGTCGATCAGCGTCAGACCGGTGTAGCCCTGCGTCAGGTCGATGACGTTGGTGGAAATGGCCGTGCTGGTTACGGCCTGGGAATCCGACAATTCGGTGTTCTTGTCGACGTACATGTCTGCTGCTCCTGTTAGGTTGGCCGTGGGTCCAGCTACGGATTAGGTAATCCGCGCCTCGGTGGACAGGATCTGATCGACGGTGCGAACCGGCACGCCGAAGAAGGTCAGATCCGCGCCGCCCGCAGAGCCCGGAGACACGTTGCCGAATTGGTTGGTCGCCGGCTGGATCATCAGGCCGGAGCCACCGGACTTGTCCAGCGCTTGGATGGACAGCATTTCCTTGATGGTGCGGTTACAGTAGAACACCGGGGTGCCCATGCCCATCGCCGGGATGCGTGCCATCGCCTTGATCATCAGCTTGATCAGCAGCGTAGAAGCGGTGTTGGCCTGCGTGCCGGTCTGGCCGACCGTGTCGGATACGTCCACGTTGCAGATGCGCACCACGTAGCGCCAGTCGCGCAGCGACACGCCGCACTTCCACTGCCAGTGGTCCGCGTAGGCGCGGAACCGGGCGTTGTTGGAGTCGAACGCGTCGATCAGGCCCAAGTCTTCGTGGAAGATGCCCGCCTTGGAGCCCTTCGGGAAGATTCCGTGCACCGTGTTGCGGCCCCACACCACCAGCCATACGGAGGTGTTGTCCGAACCGGTGCCGCCTGCGTCGATGATGTTCTGCGCGTTGCCGGCGCCGGAGATCGCCGAGTAGCGCGGCGCCAGGCCGGTGATGCGTTCCGGGTTGGTGTCCTGCGACTCGTAGAACACTGCGGTGGCCATCGCCTGATTCATCGCTTCCAGGAAGGCTTGCGACTCAGAGAGGCGGAACGGGGACGTGTTGCCGTTGATGTCAGCGATGTCCTTGTCGACCTCCGCGCGGGCTTCCAACATGCCGCACGCATCGGTTACCTGTGCGCGAATCGACTTGCTGGGCGGCACCCCGCCATACAGCTTGCGCCACACGACCGTCGGCAGGCCGGTGCGGACCGTGGTGCGGTGGCCGGTGGGCAGGTT